CAAACACATCGTTGTTTGCATAAATTACGGTTGTTGTTTCTCCACTATGTGAGGCTGTTAGGGTATCTGTCACAAGTGCTCCGTAATTTCCATCATTAGGATCACCATACCATGCTGTAATTGTTTCTATCATTTTCCCAGATGGAGCATTGATGCTAAACGATCCATTTTCGTCTACTCTATAGGTATAATTAAATGGTAAAGGTGCTGCAACATAAGGTTCTGGAGCAGGTGCTACATATGTAGAACCAGTAACAACATTTGAATTTTCAGAGTAAAGAGAGAATGTATCATTGTCAGATCTGATATGAAATGACCATATAGTTCCTGCTGGCATAAGTCCATTTAGCAAGGAATTATCAATTGTAATTGTTGTATTTAAGGAATTTGGTCCGCCAACATTTCCAGTAGCAATTCCCCAGCCATTGCAACCAGTACAATTAAAACTAATCGCATATCTTTCTGGCTGAGTATTTCCAGTATTTGGAGGCTCCCAACTTAACACTGTTGATGTTTCTCCACTGCTAATTGTTAAATTTCTTGGGGCACCTATTGTTTTTACTACAGGTGCAACCTGAGTTGTGCTAAATACAGATGATGGGACTACTACCCAACCATCTCCAATATTCCATTGAAGACTACCATTTGATCCTCCGCCATTTTCATAAAACCATACGTCTATTGGAACCCAATCATTATTTGTCATGGCATATGAAACTGGCAAGCCACACTGTCCGCCTCTATCAAACCAGTTGTTTACGATTAGCTGTCCATTAATGTATAGTCTCATGCCATCATCAGAGCATGCTCTAAATTGTACAGTTAAGCCATTTGTTTGTTGTAAATATCCAGACCAATGATATTGATAGTCTTCTGAAACTCCTAATGGGCCGCTACTTCCATCATTAAAATCTATATAAGGAACAACTCCAAGAGATTGTCCCGTTGTGTTACATCCCTCTGGGGGAGATTGATTATAGTACCATCCACAATCGTATGCTTCTAAATTTAATCCCTGCACAGCATTTGCGGCTGGAATTGCAAGAAGCCAGCCAAATGAAAGTAGGCTGACAAGTAGTAATCTAAACTTTCTGCTCAATTAGGATCTCCTAAGTAACACACTTGTTGCATTACATAGTAATTATATCAGATTTAAGTTTTAATTACTTAGGATTATCAGTTTTATAAAAGCCTTGGCCCTTAAATTGTACGCCAAATGGGGTGAAGTGTCTAGACATTAAAGACTCACATTCTTCACAAACATATCCTGGGTCATCCTCAGAGATAGATCTTGTCACAGAAAGAAGTGCATGTGACTCATCTTCTGTACACTTATACTCATATACTGGCATTTTTATCCTTTGATTGTAGTGAGCCTTTTAAAGACTTGCTCAGGTCTCCTTCGGTAGCGAATCGAAGATTATTTAATTTTTAGAATCTTTGGCTTCTTTTCTGCTGGAACATTTCTAATTACTCTGATATGTAGCATACCATCTTTAAGTTCAACATTAGAAACTTCCATGTACTCACTTAGTTCAAAGATTCTAGTAAATTTACGTGCAGCTATTCCTTTATGAACAACCTCTGCATCAATTACCTCTGTGATTTCACCAGTAATCCAAAGACTTCCGTCCTCTATAGATACTGTTAAATCATCTTTTGTAAACCCAGCAACTGCTAGAGTTAGCTGATAGTTATCTTCGTCTAGCTTAAGTAAATCATACGGCGGGAAAGCAGTATTGTTTACCCTACTTAGACTATTAAATCGTTCCAACTCTCGGTTGAAACCAATAAAAAATGGATCCTTAAAAAGATCCATAGCAAATTGTGTTACCATTTTATTCCTCCTTCAAGCGAATAAGTTAATATATGGACCCTCTATTGAGCGATCCATATATTATTATAACAAAATATTTATAGTTTGTCTACTTCTTTTTAGCCCTTATCTTTGCAAGTGCCTCGAAGTCTTTTACTTTTGTGTCTCCTAGATATCCCCAAGCGTAACCATCAGCGATCATTTGCTCATTTATAGAAATACTTGATCCATCTAAATATACCCAGCCTAATATTCTTCCATATTTTTCTGAGCTATCCATTTTTTCTGTCTTTATCACAACGGTTTTAGCATCTTTAATTTTAGACTTAAGAAATTCTTTTGACTCCAGTCCTAAAACTTTTTCTGCTTTATCTGATGTACGGCTTTCTGGAGTATCTATACCAGCAAGTCTCACTCTTTGTGAATAAGATATACTAAATCCTAAATCAATGTCAACATCAATTGTATCTCCGTCAACAACATTAGTAACCTTTTTTACATAATATTCAAACATTTTTTATCCTATCCGTGTCTTTGATTTTCTGGATGCATTATTGTCATAGAATCAACATTGACTGTTGGTGGAAGTTCAATAATCCATCTAATGGCTTCAGCCACATCTTTTGCTTGTATTGCTATATCGTTTTTAACTTTTTGATTAGTATCTATGCTTCCTGGAGCTATTTGAGAAATCTTAATTCCAGATCCAGACATTTCTATTCTTAGCGTTTCTGCCAAAGATATGGCACCACGTTTTGCAGTTGAGTAGTGTCCACCTTTTTTATATGGATAGTATCCACAAATAGAAGTTATAATTATTATATCACCATAGCCATTTTTTTTCATAATGGGAATAACCATTTTAGAAAGACTCATTGGAGAAACAACATTTAAATTATATGCGTACTGCCATGACTCAGGCAAATCATTTTCTACTAAATATGATCCGCTGCCACCACCCGCATTATTAACTAATGCCACTATCTCTTTATCTTTTATATAATTTTGAAAATTATCATATAAAGAAAAGTCTGTAACATCCATTTGATAAGGATAAATGTTTTTATATTCAGAAAAAATAACATTCATTCTTTCAATGTTTCTAGAAACAGCGATAACGTTATACTTCGAGGAAAGGAGCTTGCATGTTTCTTCCCCGACACCACGGCTTGCCCCAGTTACAATTACATATTTATTTAACAAGCTTTTACTTTGCTACTACTGACTTTGCCCCGCCACCTTTTGTTGGCTTTGCTACTGCCGCTTTTTTGACTGGCGCTGCCTTCTTTGTTGTGGTATCTTTCTTAGTCTTTACTGGAGTTCCAAATGCTGGTCTTCCAAATCCTACAATGAATACTGGCTGGCTCTTACGAAGCTTTGAACCATTCTTCTTCTTGTATGCACGATTCTTAAGGCAAGCCTCTCCGCCGTTTCTCTGGTCTCCCTTTTTATCTGCTGAAGTATTTCCTTCTACAACATCTACCGTTCCATCTGCATTGACTGCAGTAACAATTCCTACATGAGAAATTCTATCGACGCCATCGTTTGGGAAATCAAAATAACATATATCTCCGACTGCTGGGGCTGCTGTTTCTACTGGCTGCCATGTTCCTGCTTTAATAAATGCTTGTGCTCCTGTTGGAGTATAAACTGTATTTGGAACTTTTACTCCTGCTTCGTTAGCACACCACATTACGAATGATCCACACCATGGCTGAAAGTTAGCCTTAGCAAACTTTCCATACTTTGTTTCATTATCTTTTGGACCTTCAATGTATCCAATTTCTCCCAGTGCTACTTCTACTAGTCTTGCTGCTGATCCTTGTACCGCTGTCATTTTGATTTCCTCCCAGAAATTTTATTATATTTATTATACCATTTAATATTTTGTGCCCTCGGCTGGAATCGAACCAGCGACCTGCGGATTAGAAGTCCGTCGCTCTATCCCCTGAGCTACGAAGGCATTTTTATATGTCATCCTCAATAGGAATGATTCCGTATTCTTTGGCAACTACCCTGCCTTCTTCTGTTAACTCAAACTCTGCCTCTAAATTTTCATTGTATGTTATATTTACCAAGCCCATATCAAATAACTCCATGAATATCTTATCGATTTCTTCTACATGAACTTCCCATAGCTCTGGTGCAAGATCCTTGGCTAGTTCAGTTATCTTAAATATAAACTCGCCATCTTCTTCTATGCCAATAACTTCAATAACACCCATTTGAAGATACTCGTACATCTTGTCGTCGCTGTCTTCCATGTCTACCTTTCTGTACCCCCAGTGGGATTCGAACCTACGCTGGATGGATTTTAAGTCCACTGCCTCTACCGCTGGGCTATGAGGGCCTAACGTAATTGTATCAGATATTTTAAAATATTTAAAGAGTTTTTAAAGATTTATGCATCTTAATCTTGCAATTGAGTACAGTCTATAATGCTCAGAAAGATCCATCTGCTTTATATAATCTAAATTATTTATATACTTTGGTTTAGCCTTAGAAGAAATTAGCTTAAAGGGGTTTTGTGTTTCTTTATACCAAGCCTCGTATTCAGAAAAAGAATCTGATTTAATATCTAAAGTTCCATTAAATTTTTCACAGATGTATCTTACAACTTTTTCTGTGTCTTCTTTTAAATCTTCAAATTTAAAAAATATTGAGCAGTTTTCTAACATGAACCTATAATGGTCTAAGTATTGCTGTGCCCTATACATAAACATTCCGTTGTCTTCCATTGTATTGATTGATGAAAGGCAGTCTACTGGATTTCTAACTATTGTTATTATTGGATCAGACAAAATTTTTTGATAAAGTATTTCTGTAGGGTCATTTGCTTCTTTTATATCGTAATGAGTAAAGTTAACCTTCAAATTTGTATTTGTATTTATATACCAGTATAGCCAATGTCTTCCAGATCTTGGATAGGTTAACAGAGATATATTATTATCTTTACTTAGCTCTAGCATAACTTTTTCATTTTTATTTTAGTATCCCATAGCGTCAAGTATGCCGTTAACTATTTTTTGACTAAAAGGCTTTTTTAAATGATCCAGCTTAACTCCTTTATATCTTTCTCTTTCACAGTCTGGACAATCACTACATTCAAATGACTCATCCAGCCTATCAACCCCCAGTATGTTTTCAATAGATATTGGATCATTTAAGCCTTGATCGTTTACATATTTTTTTAAAAAGTATTTAAACTCCTGATGATATGGAAACCTGTCATCAAAATCATAGTTTGGATTTCCACTTCCTAAAGGATTTATAAATTGTGGAATTGGTTCTACAAATTGTATATTATATCCTTTAAAGAATGAAAGTGTTTTATTTACATACCTAGACACGGTTTCTTCTGTATTTTTTTCATGTGGTAGGTGTGCTTTAATATCAATATATCCAAATGACGGGAGTACGGTAAAATCTTCTTTAAGAGTTTTTAGGATGCAGGGAAATCCACCATTTGTGTATGTTGAAGAGTATGCTGTTGCACCTCTAAATCCAGAAAAATAAATTTTTTCTCTAAGTTCACGAGAAGTGGATACATGATACCCAACACAATCTGAAGGGTTTGGAAAATCTTCGTGGGGAGGCAGTGGGCTTTGACCCCAATTACAGTAGCTTACAATATCTGTTTTCCCAGATAATGCGAGTCTGAACTGATGACTATCTCCAATTGAATACAGCATGTTGTTACCTTTCTGTGCAACAGGTCGGACTTGAACCGACGATTACCGAATTATGAGTTCGGGGCTTTAACCAACTAAGCTACTGTTGCCTAGTTGTCTATTATATTAATTATTATTAAAATAGTCAATAGTGTTAATTGTTATAGGTTCTTTCTTCTGGCTTGTAGCCAGTTATATGAGCCCATTTCATATTAACCTCATGTAGTTGATCAGGGCTTGACACATTCATTTCTTGATCATCTAAATCTAAATAATGTAGGAATACCATTTTTAAATAATCCCCATCATTGAATTCTTTATGCATTCTCCAGTGATCTTGGTCCCTTGCATTTATTAGCAATGCACTGTTATCTATGAGAGTGTACGGTATTCCTTCAACATATATATCCCAAGACACATTCGAATCCAATTGACACAATATAGTCCCAGTAAAAGCACATGTGTCTTTGTGTGGACCCAGTTGTGGCATTCCAAATTCATTATTATATTCTACAAGTGTGAAGTATTTAAATGAATACCTTCTTTGATCTTTATCGGAAAATTCTTTAATTAAATCATTTGCTTTACTCAATATGCTATGAGGCAGATTGTCTATATCTTTATTAGAATAATCTAGCCTTGTTCTGCCCAAAAATGTTTGTACTTCAGTATCATCTTTTTTTAAGGAAACTGCAGTTTCGATATCTTTTATTTCATCCTTAGTAAAAACATTATAGATTATGTTATTTTTCATATTTCTCCCTCATTAATAAAATTATTTTACCTTTATATTTAGACTACTACTCAATTATATCATTTTTATCATTCATTAAAGGATGCCATTTTGTGCTTAAACTATTATTATTTATCTTAGTCTATTTAGCGTTTGAATCTTCAACAATTTGCTGTACAAATTCTGAAAAATGTTTCCTTATAGACCCGTTTGGGCGTGATCCTAGTGATGTCCATATCCTTTTATACTCTATAATATTGGAAAATGTGGTGGGGCACACAGTTATACCCTCGTACTCCCTTAATACTGTAGGTAGAGGTACATGCTTACCACAGCATTTACATTCTTTTGCTTTTTCTTGATATGTGCTCATAGTATTTCCATATTCTCTAGTGCTCTTGACATTTTATCTATCTCTCCCGCCAATCTTTCAGGCATTCTTGGTGCTCTAATTAAGTTATCTCTGTAAACCTCTTGATCTTCTTCTAAATAATTATCTTCAACAAAAGACTCGTATGTATGAATATTTACTTCATCATTTACATTAGGCCTTGTTCTGCTAATTGAATTGTATATTGCACCGCATACCGCATCAGCCAAGTCTTTAGACCCTTTTCTAGGGTGATCTACTCTGTCTCTCATAATTTTAAGCTGAAGTAGTTCATCTATGAGCAATGGTATATGCGGACCATGGAGTCTTTCTTCTAGAACTACCATTGCCATATCGTCATAATGTTTTTTAGCAACAGAAAGTATCTCTGTATTAATTCCATATTGTTTTAACTGCTGCATCATATCATGTGAGTTCCATCTGTCGAATGTGCAGACTGTTATATTAAATCCTCTAGTTCTTAAGGATAATATGTAATCTTTAACTTCTGTAAAATCTACAGACTTATCTGGTGTTGGCGTCCAATACCTAACAGCATCCACAGACACTATTGGGGCTGGCTGAGAGTATTCATTAGTTACCCTTACATTAACCCAGCTCTCAACATGTGCCATTGCTACTGCACAGTGGTCATGCTTTTGTGCTAAGTCTACATGTAGGAAATATTTTTTATCTGGGTCTGGCTTAAACCATTCCTCTAGTCTTCCAAATTTATCTACTGCAAGCCCTGTACTATTGAAAGCTTTCTCTACTTTTTCTCTAGACTTAAAGAAAGCATCAATCATTTCTGGAGGCATGCATGCAAATCTTCCAAGGGCGTCTAAAGAATTTTTATAAAAAGCTGTCTTAAAATCTTCTATGCTTCTAGTAGGATTTACCTCCCATGTTGGACGCCTTAAAGCATAAACCTTTGGTATCAAATATGAATTAATGTGATCTTCTTCCCATTCAATTTCAAATTCGTTTCCCTCTGTTCCATCTGGCAAGTCTTCGTCCATCTTAAATTTATAAGACCTAATAATAGTTTCTTTATCTGCAATTACAGAATTATAAAACTTTTGAATAGGATCATTTTTAAATCGTGGAAATGAAAGTAATATTACCTTTCCAAAGTCTGGGAAACGTGAGTCAACAGATGCACGATACATCTCATAAATAGCATCAGCTGTTTTAGCTTGGTCATGACCAGTCGTATTTTCAATTGCAAAACCTGAAATCTCATCAAGAATAACAACAATTACGTTATAGCCTTCCCATGCCTCACGCTCTGAGTGGCCAGAATGCACTGTTATAGCCTTGTCAAATTTCATCTTAGAGGCTTTTGGGTCGTACTTGCCAATGAACCATGGGGAGCGATCTATTCGTGTCTTAAAACCCTTAAAGAACACGTTGTTGGCCTGTTGTGAGTTAATTGCTATATTAAGAATATCAATTGAATCTCCAGGAGGCTTTCCATAATATGTAGCTGGATCCTTTAAACATAAAAGTAAATAAACAATATATGCAACAGCTATTGTAGAAGAATAATCTTTACCAGAACCTTTACCTAACTGGGCAATAACTTCTGTGCATGTTTGCTTATATATTCTTTCGCCTTCTTGCTCTCCAAATAGTTTCTTTAGGGTTGCTTCTTTATATATCTGAGAACTTTTTTCAATTAAAGTGTATTGTAATTCAGAAAGTGGTGGAAGACCTAGGTAGTCTGGACTAGTTACAAATGTCTGTAAATCTACTGGGCGCTCTTCAAACTCTTCGCCATCCAATATGTCAATTAAATCATCAAAACTAAATTCCACTGACATTTTCCTCAATTACTACTGCCTCTACAATTCCAGTAATTTGAGAAAGCCTTTTAGCAACTTCCATTTTACATTTTGGACAGGTAGAGGTAACTTCTTTTAATATCTTAACAAGCACTTCTTGTTTTCTTTCCGCTTCTGCAACCTGTGTGGCAAGTTCGTTATTCTCAAGAACGCCGACGGACTGAAGCATTGCAATTCTTTTAGTCTCTATATCTGCAATAAGCTTAAGCGCTCCAGATTTAATGGCTAATTGGCCAGATTGATCTGCCTCATCAACTGTCTTCCACGCCTCTTTGATAAGCATTGCATAATGCTGGTCTGCACCAGAAATAGCCTCTTTTGCCCTATCACGAACAGCATTGTCATTATGAACAATGTTCTTCCATTCATCTATAAGCTCGACCACTTCTTTTCTCTGAAGTCCAGTTATAGTTGCAATTTGGGTAGGGTTATTTCCCTGTAGTAATTTTTCTACTACATTATTCATTCTATCCATGTGCTGAGGAAGGTCAATTTCCATTGTCATTATATAAGTATACCATATTTTAGTTGACTAAGATTGATTAGCAATTTTAAGAAGAATTAAATATCCAATTAAATCATCTATATCATTGTCTCCAGCAAAGCCCTGTGCATGACTAATTCTATTTAACTTATCGTCAATACGAACTTTAAGCTGCTCTACCGAATTAGATGTAGCAAATAGCCTCATCGGATTTAATGCTGAATCTCCATATGATATATTCTTTTTAATTAACATCTCTGATACTTCTAGGCATTGATTAAGAATCTTATTGCCTGATGGAGCATCTGTTGCTATTACCTGTAGATCTGTAATCCACATTTGGTAGCCTTTATCTTTTTGTGGGTATCCCGCCATTTTATTCCATTTCTTTATATAGTTTTTTTAAGCCTTTTAATGTGCCAATGTCCATGTACTGTCCCCCTGGTTTTACGGCACGAATATCTAAATTCATATCAATCCATTCCTGAATTTGTTTGCCTGGATGATCTAAATCTGCATCTACATATCTTATCAAATTTTTTCTAAATAGCATAGTGCCCCACATATACTCATATTCGCAGTCTTGAACTTTATCTTTAGAAGACAGAACCTTGTCTCCAGATAAAGATATCTGCCCAACTCTTCCCTTTAGGTCATCTGTACATTCCCATGCTCCGAGAACTACATCCCCCTCTGACTTAATCATTTCTTTATATATATTTGTCTGGGCACCCAATATAAATGTATCTGGCATTCCAATAAAAACTGTGTGGTTATGTTCTCCTACCATAAATTTTACGGCATCAGACATAGTTGAAGGCTCACGCACAATAAGTTTAATATTCATATCCATATTCTGAATAATAGGAACCCATTCAGCTCTTGTTGATACCCTAACTTCATCACAAACTTCTAGCATTTGCTCTACATGCCATTGTAAAAGGGATCTCTCATCTGAAATTGGTAAGCAAAATTTAGGTATGCCTCCAACTCTAGATGCTTTACCAGATGCTGGTAGAATTCCTATAACACTCATTTATTATTTCCTTGACTTTCTTGCACATCTTTAACAGTTAAATTTTCAAAAATTGAATCTTTTTTCCATGCTACGTAATTTTCTAATCTTCCGTCTCCCCAATAAAGGTGCTTAACATCTTTATCTAATAACCTTCGAGCATCGTCTCCTCCAAAGCTAAAAAATTTATTTTCTTTTGCTACTGGTAAATTATTGAATTCAATTGTGCGCTGCTTTAAATCTCCGTTATACCCATCTTCTATGCTCATTGATTTAAATAAGCTATCGGTAAACATTGCTACGTCTGTATAGTAATGAACCATATGCTGTTGCTCTACAATACCGTTTCTTGCTCTTTCTACAGCCATGCTAATAGCATCTTCTAAAAACTTATGTCCTTTAGAAGAAGCAATTACCTGAGTGGCATACCATGGTGTGTTTCCTTCTAAATCAAGAATCATGTCGTATTTAGGGTCTAACCAAGTATCTATTGGATTTATGCACTCTGTATCTAAATCAGCGTACACTCCACCATTAATATAAAGAATAGCAAATCTCCACAAACCAGCCTTCATTACTCCGAGTGGATACTTCATGTATGTATCAAAAACTTCTCCTCCAAATTCAGTTCTAAAAAAGTCTTCTCTGTCTTGACCGCTCATATATCCATGAGACCAATCTGGATTTATATTTTTCCAAGTTTCTAAACTTTGCTGTGCCTGTAAAGGCAAGCCCTCGATAGGCGTCTCGTATGTTTGCCATATTGTTTTTGATATCATATATTTGTGCTCCTAATTACCTCTGGGTCTATCCACCAATCCTCAAACACTCTGTCTGGGGAACTATCATCAACATTTTCTACTAAAAGCTTATATCCTAAAGAAGACAATATATCGATTGACTCTTTTTTAATCTCTTTGTTTGATGGATCTGCATACAAATCGTGTTCATATGTTATTACAGAAAATCTATATTCATCTAAGGGCATTTGTTTTAATGCTGCTAGGGTTTGATGAGCTGGTTCTATGTCGAGCTGTAAGTAGTCTATTTGTTTTGGAAATTTGTTTTCTTTAAAATATTTTAAATAGTCAAATTTTGTAGCATCTGTAGAAATGCATTTATTTTTTCTTACATTATTATAATTATCAACTAGGCTTTGATCCCAATCAAAACCTACTCCATTCCAATCATACTCTGTTTCCAATAAGTAGGTATTATTATATATTATAGGATCATTAGAGCCAACTTCAACATACCAACCATTTCTTTTTTCATTTAAAACATTTAATACAAATGAATCCTGCTTGGCTTGCCCATTGCCATTTTTATATATTTTCATCTTTTTTTAATTAATCCAAACTGGTCTAGGTATCTTTGAATAGTCATTACAGATACATTACATTCTTTAGCTATTTCTGTTACTGTCTTTTTTTGAACTATGTATCTTCTATATAGCCAATCCTTACTTTGGTAAAATTTCATCTCTCTGTTAACACCTTATTAGCATAGTGTGCAATACCAAAACTATCTGCAACATCAAAATCATTTAAAGACAGATCATACTTTTTATTAAAGTAATCCACAGTCCTCTGCTTTCTCATATTTCTTATCTGATTTTTATACCATGAATCTGCATATCCTGGATGTTTTAGCCTTATAGCCGCTTTTTCATCTTTATTAGGATTTTTATTTCCTATATAAGCTTGCCATGCAGTAGGGCTAATGGTAATTACTTTTGCACCTGTAGACATAAGCTCAGCAATTACTACTCCGTACACATAAGATAATTTTATCACAGCATCTGGTGATCTGACAAGTACCGCACCCTCTACTACAATATAATCTGACTTTAATTCATTCAACATAACAGACATTTTTTTCTTTGCGTCATGTATTTTTTCATAAATGTCATTGCCGTATAGATCTATTTTTCCCCATTTAAGAGGAATATCATTTTCCATAAGGCAAAATGCTATTGAGTTTGTAGAGGCATCTATACCCAATACTCTATGTGCTTTAACTTTTATAAGGTCAGCTAATTTCATTTATCCGACCCAATATATTTTTTTTATTATTTAGGCTACCAATTTTTTCACATGAAGCACAAATATTGCTCTTATTATATCTACTTAGTCTGCTGCCACACTTTTTACAACCCCTAAATGCGCCATTTTTAATGGCCTTCTTTTCATAATACTTTTCCATGATTCTGCGATTAGTTGCAACTCTGCAACATTCATCGCAACAATACTTTTGATTATGTGTTTTAGAATCAAATTCTTTAGCACATTCTTTATTGCTGCATATCATATTACTGGCACCTCAAATAATTCTATCTGTACTGTACCAAGCTTGGCATCTTTTGCAAAACACTCTTTCTTTACTGGACAGTATGTACACGGCATTTTTGATTTTGTGGCACCTGAAGGTCTCATTGGAAGATCACCGCTCTGAAAATTATCCCAAACTTCTTGCATCCAAATAAATGTATCCTCAATAATTTTTTTATTTTTATCATTCATTGATACTGGTATTATTAAAATTTCTTGTGTATTTTTATTTTCATAAAGAAAGAATCCTTCTTTAGCATTCTTTAATTTCATATAAGTCAAAAGCTGAAGCATATGATTGGGTGAGGATTTCATTTCAGCCTGCCTAGCATCCCATACTTCTTGCTTAGCTGTTTTAATTTCTCCGATTACGGTCTCTCCATCATAGCTCATAATTAGATCTATGAATCCCCTGATTGGAGGATAATCATTAATTATTTCTTCTTCTTCTGATACAAACTCTGGCATTGTTGCTATAAGCTTTTGCAGTCTTTCATGAGCTTGGGTCCCTTGTGCCATATTAGCAACTGCGACAGCATCGTTATCATCAATAAACATAGCACCACTAAATGCCATATACCAATATCTGGGGCATCTTCCGTGTCCATAACCAAGCGAGCTTGGGCTAAAAGATTTTTTAGTCATCTCTCCATCTGCACGTTTTGTATTTCGATATGACTCATCGAGCAACTCGGCAAATCTTTCTGGGTCAAAGTGTTTCCCTGTGTGCTTTTTAAATTTAAGATTCTTGACTATATCTCTACCCATTATGAATTATACCTAACGACATACTTGAGTGCATCTACAAGTTTGTCTATAGACTCCTTTAGAGAATAGTACACATTCTTTTTATTGTTATTTATAGTTCCAGCCTTATCTTTAGCTATTGTAGAATAATATGAGGCAAGTACGGCAAATTTTGTAGACATTGCCTGCAACTCCATTATAAGCATTGGAGATTTAGCGGAGGGAACATCGGGATTCATAAGTAATTTTACAACAATAGCCAGAGCTTTATCTAAGTGTTCGTCCTTCATAAACTCATGAAGATCATTGAACTCTGTGATGTCGCTAATAAGCTCTAATGTATTTTTATCTTCTATCATTTTTTATCCCTCTGCCTATTTTGTCTACAAAAGCTCTCAGTGCGTATCCTGTTGCAATTCCCACAATAATACTCATCATAAATACTTCTATCATAAATCTCTGCCATCTATATATATATCTTGATTTTCATTAATGTACAGTGGAAAAAGGTTTTTGCCTTCTATTGGCTTTTGTCCAGCCCTTACAACTTGTCTACCTACCTCACCAGAATCTACTGTTTTTTTAATTCTATCCAGCTCCATATTATTCCATTTTTCTTCACCATGCTCTAGCACACCTTTTTGCCAGGCTTCTGATCCTTTATAATAATGTATGGCAAATGTTCTAAAAAATATTTTATTATTACCAGATCTAACTGCCTTTGCAGAATGCCAATAAGGTTTTCCAGAAGGGAAAATTGTAATATCCCCAGCTTTTGGCTTATATGTTATAAGTTTATTTTCTCTTTCATCTATAAACTCAATTTCGCCACCTTCATAGTCATCATTTAGATAAACTGTAAAAGTTATAATCTGTTTTCCTCCTGAAGACTCTATTTTATGTTCATGAAAATCAGTATGATATCCAATAGCTAACTCATTATCAATAACTATATTATGTTTTAAAATTTCAATTACACCTAATCCAAGAGAATCATAGATGTCGTCAGTTAGTTCTGTGCTTTTTATTCCATAAGGCCAGCCGTCAATATGATCTTCGTCAGACATATAATCCTCATGAACTTTGCGTAATAGATTTACTATTTTTTGTTTCATTATAAATTCTTTTTTATTATCTGAATTTTCTGTAACTATTAGCCCTCTATTATTTAAAATACTTTTTGAACCATAGGTGTACCATGGCGTCCAACTATTAATTATACTTATGTCATCTTTTTCCATTGGCTGAATGCCGTGTTTATCTCTATAAGAAGACTCTTCTGGAGGTATTGCATAGTAGCTCTCAATACTATTTTCTGAATCTTTAATTATTTTTAGCATTTCATCAACTTCTTCAGACGAAAGCATATCTTTGTATACAACAACTTTAGGCATTATCTTAATTTTTTTCATGATTTTTCTCCCAACACTCTATTAGATCTTCTAATATCGACCACTCTATTATACCAAGCCTAACTCTGGATTCATTTCCTATAATAATTTTTAACGCTGGGTGCATATCTCTATCCACCCTAAAGGTATCTGTGCATATCTTTGACCATACATCTTTATTTAAAGTAAATGATCTGCTTGCCTCTTTATAGTCTACTAAAAAGCTTTTCCACTTAGCGTCACCCTTTTGATAATCACCACGGCCACTATTTTTTTGTGCCTTGGCCCCATCTCTTTTTACTTCTGATCTTTCTGACATTACTGAACCCTATACTGGTTATCATGTCCTTCTGGACATTTCCAAGTCATTGTTAATGTATTAGGGTCCCAGAATGCTTCTTCTGCATCTTTATCACATTTAGAGCATGGCTTTAACCCACTTATTTTTTCCAAACCTTCCTTATGAATAATTTCTGTTCTATTAAAAAATTCATTAAGATTTGGCATTTATTTCTCCAATCAAGCTGTCTACAACATTTGGATTTTCTCTTAAATATGCGACAGCCTTTGCACGTCCTTGAAAACGTTCGCCATTGATTGTATACCATGCTCCCCCCTTTTCAACAATACCGTACATCTCTGCAACATCTAGGGTTTCTCCCACTCTATCTACCCCCAAGAATTCTCCTTGGTAGTAGAAGTCATATTGTCCAGATAAATTTGGGGGGCTTGTCTTGCTGTAATCAACAATCCAATTAACTGGTCTTCCGACTCTTTGTTCGATAATTTTGTCGCCAACCTTAATGCCAGCTTTAATAGCATTAGCCTCAGCCTCAGAAGACCAAAGCTTAACGACTGTTGAGGAGAAGAACTTGACAGCCATTCCACCTGTGGGGATGTGACTAGCATGCATAGATCCAAATTGATTTCGTTGTTGTGAGATGAGAACAAGTAGTGTGTTTTTGTTTGCATAGTTTAACATTTTGACTGCGTGGGTCATATCCTTTGCTTCAGCGCCGATTTGCTTAGTGTCCTGCAAATCCTTCATTTCATTTCCGTCTTTTTCAAAATATATTGCTGGGAGTAATGCTGATATAGAATCAACCACTATTAGGTCAACTCCAGCATCCATAAGTTTAGTTGCAACATCTACCATATCATTAACTGTTTTTGCTGGAGAATAAATTAGCTTAGAGGAGTCTACTCCTAATGCCTCTGCCCAAGACTGATCATAGGAAGCTTCAGAATCTATCCACGCACATGTTTTGCCATCTTTTTGTGCCAGAGCTATCATCTGTAAGCAGAAAGAAGATTTTCCTGCAGACTTATTGCCCCAAACAAGAACTTGCCTGCCATAAGCAAACCCGCCCTTTAGGGCATCAGTTAGACCTATGCTAGGAGTTAATTGTTTTTCAATATGTATGTCCTGTGCAGACTGGACCCTAGCTCTTGTTTTTGGATCTAGCTTTGCTAAAATATTATCTATATCTATTGTCATATAATTACTTTCTATAATGTGGGCTGTTATAATCTATAAAGCCTACTTCTAAGTTACCTCTTGTGCATTGAAAGCCTATAGCATTTTCTGGTTTGTACCCATCGTCTTCGTACATAAGCTCAAAACCAAACTCTTTTTTATTAAAATCATATGTAACGCACATAGCACTACCGTTATTTGTAATAAAGTCATTAGGCCAAGACTGCTCATTTAAAAGATCTGTTAATAATTCTTCTGGAACAGAAATTTTTCCTTGATGCTTTAATATTGCAACAAAGGCGCTGGTGGCTCTAAGATTTTCAAATATAGTTTTAAGACTTTCATTATCCATCATATCAGTATACCATTAAAACAAATTGCCGTGAAGTAGTGGTCTATTGTTATTTACTTCCATTTTTTGATAAAGCATTTCATCTAAGCTATCTTCAATAAATGTAGCGTTCATCATTGCTGCATATAAATCTAATAGTCTAATAATAATGTCTGCCATTTCCTCTACGACTTCTTGGCTACCTTTATTTTTTCTAATAGCTTCTAAGACTTCAGTAACTTCAGAATGAATTAAAGCTAATTTATTTCCAATTTTGTCGTGATTAATTGGCCCATCCCAAAATCCTTTTTTAATTGCTGTTTCATGTAGTACCGCAGACAATGCATCTAAGCCATACTGAGAAACTAACCTATCTTCATTATTCGAAATCATTTACTAATTCCTTTTCTTCTAAGTCTTTATCTCTAAGCCTAAACGTAAAAGATTCTGTATCAGAATCATATGTTACTTTCATTTCTCTATTTTCTTGATTTGAATCTAAAAATGTAATTACTGGTACATTTATCTCTTTAAGGGTTGCTAAAATAGAAACCAATATATTACTGAGATTCATTCCTTCTATAAGTTGCTCTGGGTTATTGCTTGTCATATTATCTCCTTTATATTTAATGTGCCATCATCTAATTTAGATAGCACTACCTTACACTTCATTCCTTCACGCAATTTAGCAAGTGTCATCTTGTACATGGTAGGGAAGGCAATTGCTCTAATTAATTCTTTATCCTTATTTGCAAATACTATGTGGCTCATCATTTTACCCGCCTTTGTTTTAAATGGGGTAAAGTTAATAACCATATATTCATCTTCTTCTAAGTCATATTCTTTTCTGTAAAGATAATCCACAAAAAGATCTGAGCCGTTTGGATCTATATCTTTTACATTTATATATCTAGCAATTCTATTATCTCCTACAAGAATAAAATACATCTGGTTTGACTCAATTTGAGTATCTTCATGATGGAATAGACCAATTGTTCCAGTCTCGTCAACTAGCTCAACTCTTGCCCAACCAGTTCCACGTTTAATATTTTTAACCATACCAAACATTACAAATGAGCCTAGGTCATCAAAATCTTCAATTGGTCTTGCCTGTGCTTTAATTCTTGGGGGTATGCCCTCTAGATTAAATGTTGGTATCCCAAGATACTCATAGTAATTATCTTTTTCGTTTCCAGATCTTGGGTTATCCTCAAAAGCTGCTCCTCCGATTGCATTAAGTGCATCTATCGCCCTGCTATTAATACCACTTCCCTTTTTAGAAGCTTTAGAAATTAAATCAGCATAGTCTTTAAATGGACGTTGTGCCATAAGCTTATTTGCAATATTATCTGATATGAATTTAACTTCCGCTAAACCAAATCTAATTCCCTCATCTTGCAAGGAAAAGTATATGTCTGACTCGTTGACGTGTGGCAGCATTATTCGAAGCCCAAGTCTTTTTGCTTCGATTAAGTATTCAGTCCTAGCATCTTTATCATTTTCGTTTTTAAGGATCGAAAACATAAACTCAAGAGGATAATAAGTCTTAAGCCAAGCAGTATAATAAGAAAGCATGGAGTAAGCAACAGCATGAGAGCGATTAAAAGAATACCCAGCATGCGCTTCAAAATCATGCCAAAGCTCCGCCGCTTTCTTTTCTGAGATATGCTCAGAAGCCCCGCTAATAAACTTATCCTTGAACTGGTCGAACTCTTTTGCATCTTTCTTTTTACCAATGATCTTGCGAACCTTATCGGCTTCTGACCAAGACATCCCTCCTAGATATACACAGGCTTGCATAACCTGCTCCTGATAAATAATAACACCATATGTATTCTCGGTAAAGTCTTTCATTAATACATGGCTATAGTCTACTGCTTCTCTACCATTTTTACGATCAATATACGAAGCACCTACAGTATTCATTGCTCCTGGTCTTACTAAGGCATTTGAGGCAACCAAATCTTCAAACTTATCTACACCCATTTTCATAAGAAGATTTGTATATGGAGTTGCTTCCGCCTGGAATACACCCTTAGTATATCCTTCGCTTAACATTTGATAAACTTTTGGATCGTCCATAGTTAATTCTGAAAGATTAATCTGCTTTCCAGATCTATTTTTAATCGACCCCAATGTATCTGATATAACAGAAAGTGTTTTTAATCCTAGCGCATCAAGCTTAATCAAACCAATATCTGCAACAGTATCCATATCGTATGCTACAACTGGAATACGTCCAGAGACTTTATCTTGTGCGTCTTCACGAGATTCAACTGGAGCATACTTTCTTAGATCATCTTTTGCCACAACAACTCCTGCAGCATGAACACCTACAGATCTAATTCTGCCACGCAGTCTTTCTGCTAGCCATACAACTTCTGGGTACTTAGCTCTGAATTCTTTTGTATTCGGCGAACTTAAAAAGTCTTCGAATGTGTCAATTTGTTTTGTTGCACGATTTACTTCTTGAAGGGGAACCATAAATACACGAGCAGCATCTCTAATTACACCCTTATCTTTAAAGTATGTGTATGTAGAAATAGAAGCAACATGCTTAAACTTACCCTTTAAGTAATCTTTTACTTCCTTACGGCGTCTATCCTCAAAGTCTGTGTCAATATCTGGAAAATCATTTCGCTCTGGATTAATAAATCTAAAAAACAATAGGTTGTATTTAATTGGGTCTACATCTGTAATTCCTAGGGCATAGCAAACTAATGATCCCGCTGCAGAACCACGTCCTGGACCAACTCTAATTCCAGATTCTTTTGCCCAATTAATCATATCACCAACAACTAAAAAGTATGAGGCAAAGTTTTTAGAAGCAATAACCGATAACTCTTCTTCTAGCCTATCCATATAAATTGGGTCTGAAGCCTTCTGAAGGCTCTCTAAGCCCTTTACGGCCAGTGATCTTAGTCTTTCATCAGCATCTGTTTTTGGAACTGGCAGAAGGTCAAGGCCCTGATTAAAATCATAATCTCCAACCTTATTAGCAATCTCCATTGTATTTTCATATATATCAGTTCTATTTATATTAGATTTGTTAAAGTCTGACTCAATCTCAGATCTAGTTTGAATAAACAAATTGTAGTCTTGAAAAGATATTCTTCTGTCTGGGTATAAATAATTAAACCTGTCCAGCATATTCTTCATATTCTTAGACATATCAAAATCTATATCCTTATCAGCCTTGGGTGATGTAGATAAGATTAATAATGCTTCCTCAAGGATTCGATCTTCTTCTTTGGCAAAGTGTGCGTCTCCCGTTGCCACCGCTTTGATTCCAAGCTCATCAGCCAGCTCTAGTAATTTTGAGTTTATTTCTGCTGGGTTGTGAGATTGAACCTCAACATAAAAATCTTCGTGAAAAGTTTGCTTAAAGTCTTTGAGTATAAGCTTTGCTTCTGAGAATTCCTGACGTTCAATAGATTTGCTAATAAGCCCATTGAGACATCCAGACAATACAATGATGCCTTCCGCATATTCTTTTAACACCTCTCTGTCAATACGTGGCTTATGATAAAAGCCTTCGTTCCATGCAATTTCTTGCAGGGCATTTATATTTTCTAAACCCTTTTTATTTTTAGCCAAAAGAATGATGTGGTTGTAGGCCTGAATAGATTTATCTGTTTTAGACGACCTATCAAATCTGTCTGTCGGAGATATGTACGCCTCAACTCCTAAAATTGGCTTAATTCCTAATTCTTTTGCTGCGATCTGCATTTCACGATGTGAAGAAAGTGTTCCATGATCTGTGATTGCAATCGCCGTTTGTCCAGCATCTAATGCTGCTTGGCATAGCTCGGCAGGAGAATTAAGGCCATCCATCAATGAGTAGTATGAATGAACATGCAAATGTGTGAATGACATTAATTCTCCGCCTTAACTATTCTTTACCAGTCTAAGCTGCTGCTAGTTGCAGAGTTAGATTCTTCTTGGCTTCCGCCTTCTCCCATATAAAAAGCTTCTTGCTCTGCATACGGTACATGACGAACTGCTGTCTTTTCAAGATCAAAGAGTTCTAGTGATGAGAAGTCAAATGCTGACTCGTCTTTTGCTAATGGAATGATTGTATAGCTTGTATCGGTCTTTGTTCCGTTTCGCTTAATTCTCCACATTAGATTTGTGATTGATCCCATTTCACCAGCATACTCAATAAGTGTTGGTGTAATTGTTTTACCACTTGTACCTTGAGAAAGAATTGCAACATATGGCTCTTCTTTTCCATCATCCACCAAAACATTGATGTATAGACGTGTCTTTGCCTTCCAACCAGCCTTTGGATCCTTACGATGTTGTTCCTGTGCCCAATCACGGCCTTCTGACTCCATTGAATCTAGAGCTTTACGACGGTAGTCCTTTGGGTTTGTGTGCTCAAGAGCAATGAATCCGCATCCGAGCTTATCATTATATGTAGGTGAGTCTGGATCAAGCTCTTGGAGGAAGCGAATCTTAACACTTTCTCCATCTTCAATCTTCAGCCAGCGACCTTTATTTTCATCGCCACCACTATATGTTGGCTTATCTAGTGCCTTATTTAAGTCTTTTAGACCCTTTACTATACTCATTTATTTCTCCTTATAGTTGATGATATATATTCATCTGTTTAACTATTATATCATTAATGCCAAGATCTGTATTCTATGTCTGACACAGCATTTTTAATACAGTGTTTAATCTCTGCATCAGTCATATCACCAGCATCTTTTGCATCGTGTGGGTATATCTTACCATATTCATTGGATGCCCACAAGATGTCTTTCATTCTTAATTTATTAGATATACTCTTTCCTAATTCTCTACCAGCTAAATCTGCATCTGTCATTATTGTTATTCTATTAAAATGCCTATTTAATATTTGTTGCTGCTCTGTAGATAAAAATCCTCCTAGTGTAGCAACTACGTTTGGAAAACCTGCCTGATGAACACGAATAGCATCAAAGCTGGATTCCACAATTATGACATGATCCCCAATCTTTTTGGCACGATGTATATTAAATAATGTTTTGCTCTTAGGAAGATTAGTACTATTCTTAAAAGATTTTCCTTCTATTGACCTTCCAACAATTCCTATTGGCATACCATCTGGGCTGTGGACGGGAACGGTAACCATATCCATATTTTCAGAATATCCTAGACCAAAATAATCCATAGCCTCATGATTTATTCCACGAGAAATAAAATAGTCACAAGCCTTTAAACTATTAGATCTATCTTTAGATAGCTTATCCAGAATATCTTTACTAAACTCCTCAAACATGGGCTTCTCTTCCATTGCCTCTGCCAGTAGCTCATCAAAATTTTCTAGGGATTCCGTCTCTTTGGCAGATATAAATCGCAGTGATTCAAAGTCATTCTTCTGCATTGTGCGTTTAACTAGATCCAATAGGGTACCAGACTCTCCACATGAAGGGTTAAAGCAGATGAATGCACCTTTTTCACGGCTTACACTAAAGCTTGATGTATGTCTATTAGAATGAAATGGGCAGTAGCATAGAAAGTCATTAGATGTCTCTCCAACAATAGTAAGTCCTATTTCTTTTATAATTGACTTAATGTGTGCTGGCGAGTACTGCGTGGGATCAATTTCCCTTGTGTTATACCCTCTGATTGCCATGCCTTCTTCTTTCCTACGTATACGCCATATAGTGTCATTAAAAACACCCAGGTCTCTCCTGTGAATTCTACCGAAAAGTTAGTATCTATGTCAAGTACTCTTGCATATCCTTTTGACCTCATATCTTGTGATAATAAAGATTCGTATTGAGCTTTTATTCTTATCATATCTGAATCGTCTTTAAATTCAACCGTAACTTGAAATCTTTTAATTGGTTTATGATTCATCCTTAGACTTTCTAGGGTCCTCAAAGATTTCTTTAATAATACCTCTATTAATATCCCAGTCTAAATAAACTCCAAAATCATGTCCATGTCTATTCTTTCTAGAAACAACTTCAATCAAATTAGAGTCTGGATATCTGTGAATAGCCATAGCCATATCAGCATCGTACTCAATAGCCTTTGACCACGCAACCTGACTCATCATTGGTGGATTATCTCTATCAGAAATATCGTCTCCAGTTGCTGCAGTAATATCAATTACTGGTATATTGTTTCTAGTTGCTAAGTTTTTAAACTCACGAGACAAGTTCATATTACGCTCCGTGGGAGCCTTTGAATTATTGTTATCTGTAAACAACTGATGGTAATCAAGAATAACTAGGTCTGGCTTATGCTGATCAATTTTTGCCTGTACAGCATTAGGTGTTACCTGATTAAATCCCTCATTAGATACAAGAATAAATCCATTCTTATCCTGAAACTTTTTGCTAGACCAAGATCTGAAGTCATCTATATTGATGTCTCCCTTAGAGAAATCTGATGCTCTAAACAATCCAGAACCCAGCATTGTATAAATTCGATCACGCATATTCTCTGGAGTCATTTCAAGAGATATGATCATTGGCTTGAATCCCTGTTCCCAAGCCTTGCATGCTAGATAGGATGTAAACCATGTCTTACCTTTACCTGGCCAACCAATTGCAACAATTAAATGTCCTGGTGCCATTCCAGTTGGATAGGCTAAATCAATTGAGTCAAAGCCAGTTTTGATTCCTGGAGAACCACCCATTTCTGCAGAACGAATCTTTAGCGCCTCAATGTGCTTAATTGCACTTTCTGCATCAATAACATCTAGGTCACGAATATTACTAGTAAACTTATTTAGTGCTGATAGCTCTGACTGAAGATCTGCCAACACACGTGATGCAGCATCTTCTTTAAGCATTGAGCCACCACGAATAAGTATTCCCTTAAGTTTATTAGAAAGAAATTCATTCTTTAGTTTATCTAGATAATATCCAGTCTCCGCACTTGCCTTTGTATCTGGATCAAAGTCTTTGAAGCGTTCTTGTAGTACTCCAACTTCTGGAACAGCTTTAAACTTATAGTAATAGTTCTTTAAGGCATCCCATATGTCCCTATGTGATGTAAATAGATCATCTACGTTATCCGCAAGGAGTGTGCTAATATCTTTGTTCTTACATACAGCTGAAATTAATGTCGCTTCTGTATTCATTTGCTTTCTCCTTCCACCATCTTTTTAGTTGCTTCTCTAAGTAATCGTCTGCGTTCTACATCTTGATCTATATCATTTTTAACTTTTTCTATCTTATCAAAGTTTAAATAAAAGAATTGAAGCGGATGACCTTGCTTAGATAAAGTAAAGTAGTAGCTGAGCAACTTATAGGCATCATCAAATCCTACACTATCTATGACATCCTGCATAGCCCATTTTTCACGAAACTTATTTACCCTGATCTCTTGACCATACTTCTGCTTATATAAATTTTGGTATAAAGTGATAAGAATATAGGGCTGTCTATTATTTGACACTCTTAAGCTCTTCTTCTACTTCACGAGTCTTTTCAATAAGCTTATTCTCAACAAATGCATAAACTCTTTCTGTGGCAGCATCTACTGTTTCGCCATGCCTAATATCATCTTCAACCCCAATACCTATCTTGATACTTTCGTAGTTGCCAAGATTTCGTGTAAAAGATAGATCGACCTTAACCCTTGTTGTCATTACTCCGCCTTCCATACAGGGACATACTTACCGTCATTGGTCTTAGTATACAATATAACATTACTTTTGAGAAGGGCTAAAAGCTCTGCCTTAGATGGCAAATCTTTAGTGTGTCCTGCCTCTAAAATAAATTCATGTATCTGAACTATATCAGATTCGCTAAGCATATATTTAAACCAGGTACTATCTGGGTTTCCAATAGGGTATACCTTTTGCGGCGACTTTATTTTGCCAACCAAAATATACTCTTCAAGCGTGACCTTATGTCTATTTAAAATTCTACCAGCTTGCACTAGTGTATACGCATTTTCCATGCCTTTTGATACTAAGCTATAAGAATAAAGAACTCTTTTTTTATCTGGATAACACCAAGCAATTAGCTCGTCTTTTGCCCTAGACGACTTTAATACTTTATGAATTTTCCCATTTAAGAAGAAATAGAGAAATCTTTTTTGTATTCCGACTCTTTTTGATCTAGCCATTTTCCTAGTTTACTCGATTCCCTATTAATCATCCAGCGCTTTCCACACATCACACAATATAATTCTATATGTAGCTTCTGAGAAAAAACTCTATCTATGAATACTCTTCCATTACATTTTTTGCACCACATTATACTTTAAAAACCTTTCCATCTACAACGCATGAATAGTCTGGTGAAACATGAATCATTTGAATGTGAGGATAGTCATTTACAATATGAGCAATAGCAAAACCCTTTTGCCAGTCATGATGCTGACTATACTTCATTCCGTCACTCTTTTCATCACACATGTGACCAATTTCATATCCACGCAATGTTTCTCCTTCTCCATTATTTCGCAACTCATATGTTACCATATGTGAAGCAATTCTATGAGAGTGTCCACGAATTAACGATACCTGTAGATCTTCCATATCTTTTCTTACAGCTCCTGTGGCTGATACAGATAATCCATGGTGCACATGGATATCTCCAAAGCGTCGCTTTGGCAACTCATTATAATAAATATATTCATATCCTAATGAATCTAAACTCCATAAAGATTCTGGTGTTACTTCGCTAATATATTCTGGAAGTTTTGCGTCTACATAATTAAATACTCTAATGTCATGATTACCTAATGCTGAAAAAAGTTGTGCATCTGGAAGCATGTCTCTAGTCTTTGCGTAGAAATCTCTAGCACCCTTAGCTTCATGTCGCATCATTGGAACAATTAAGTCTCCGCTTTCAGTCTTATGATAATTTAAAAACTCTGCAGATCTACCCTCAGTATATTTACTATAGCATGCCTGATCATCTGTATCGCCTAAGTAATCTACTACATCTGGCTTAAACCATTTCATAACCTTAAACCAAAGCTCGATCATCTTATCATCCTGATACGGGAACTGCTGATCTGACGATAACATCCATTTTAAATCGTTTGACATTCATCTACCTTTATACGAAAAAAGTCACGGGATCGTGACTTTGAGGCTACAATATAATTGTAACATATTACATAGTACTGTCAATACTATTCTGTTTTCTCTTTTGAAACCAATAAGTAATTAATCCTAAAATTGCTTCTATCAATTGCTGGAGATGTTGAAACCCTGATTTGCGGCTTAGTTGTTGAACCCACAATAGAAAGAGTTGCTTGTACTCCTGCCTTTAATTCCGAACCGATACTTGTAACTATATATGCATTGGGCAATGTGCCTAGGCTAATTTCTGTTGATAGCCCAACGCCTTTCTTTATATCTACAAGTACAAACCCAGAATCAAATCGGGTTACTTGGCCAGTGTCTGATGTATTCTTCACTGCCTCTTCATACGCTACGATAATATTATGCTTAAGATCATTTAGCTTATTTGGGTCTAGAGGTTCGCCTTCATTGAACTCTACTGCTCTTAATTGCTGTGCCATTATAAGTTATCTCCTTGATCATGCATATTTGTTTCCATTTCGCTAACTTCTATAATCATATTTCTATCTAAACCATATGCATTAAATACATCTGGACTAACAATATGACGTCTTTTATTTTGTGATATTAAATATATTTTACCATCCGCTATATTCTTTATCAAGGTGCCGTCTCTAAATCCTAGCTTTCCCGCAATCTTCATTCCAGAAAGAGCTGACTCTTCTGCTAACACTGTAGGAAAGGACCAAGACTTCTCTGCCCTATCTGATACTAGCTTAAATAACTTTCCGTCTTTAACCCAATAGCATGCTTTCTTAGTCTTTACTGCAATGCCTGATGGGAAATTAGTCGGTAAGCTTACTGAGTGAATCTGAGTATTCTTGAAGAGCTTCATTTTTAGCCTTATCCATGAGTTGTGTAATATCTGCCCGTAAAATTGCAATCTGAGTTTCATAATTAGAAACTAGTTCTCCAATTCTTTGTTGTAGGGCGGTTATTACTAATTCCGCTTTATCCATTTTATTCCTGTTCTAAAGTAGTTTTTTCTGTTTCTAGAACACTAATCTTATCATCAAGATCGGAAATTTGCAATATCATTTCATTAATAGTTGCCTGATTTGGACTTGATACAGCATTTAGCTCTAATATTGTAAGATTCAAATTATACTTATTATAATTTAATGTCTTAATATGTTGATTTACAATTCCTATTTTTTCTTCATTAGTTAACTCTGATGTCATTTTTACCCTCCTTATTCATTATAGCATATTATTTCTTTTATTTAAATCCGTCCAGAATATTGAAACTGTATATCTGGTTCCACTTATAACTGCTTTTACTCCGTGTAGAGTATTTTCGTCACCCTTAAATGTCACTAACATTCCTGGCTCTGGCTTTATAGAAAAATTGTTATATTGAGGAAACCAAAGCTCTCCGCCTTCATAATCATTATTTAAGTATATTAAAGAAGAAAAATGTTTTGTTTGGAACCTTCCCTCAAATGACTCAAGGTACGTCTTAGATATATTATTTTCTGCTAGCATATCGTAATCGTGGTGACCTTCATTTGATATAAAATAATCTAGGTGTGGGGCTTGCTCCCTTCCAACCCTCCATCTATTGACAAGATACTGCTCTGTTTTTACCTTAACACCAAACTTGTCTTCGGTAACCAATTTAGTTTTATTCTCAATATCTTTATAAAAATCTCTATCTAGTGGATATCTGCCATAAAATTCTTCATGTGTAAAGTTAATGCACATTCCGTCCCACTGTTTAATAGATGGCCATAAAATTTTATCAACATTTTCTTCTTTTGGATAATTAACTTTAAAATCAAGTCCCCACAGATCTTCTGAAAAATTTTTTGTTTCTAAAATTTTATCAATATCTGACTTATTAATAAAATTTTTTACTATTCTAATGTTTGGCTTTTCTAGGTCTATGTATCTCATGTCTATCCTATACACCTGTCGCAGTCCCAATATGTTCCAGTTGGACAGTTGAATGTAGGCTCAAAGCAATTAGAAGGTGGGCTTGCTGGTGGGCTTGGTGGATTTACTGGTGGGCTTGGTGGATTTACTGGTGGGCTTGGTGGATTTACTGGTGGAGTTGGCGGATCTACTGGTGGACTTGATGCTGGTGGAGTTGATGATGCTGGGGTTGCCGAAATTGTTCCAGAAGAAACAACTAAGGAGCTTCCAGCTGAATTAGATGCTGTTGCAAAAGCTTTAAATATATTTACTGGTGCAGTAGCATCATATGTAGTTATTGTATATGTGCATTCTGATGCTCCTCCCACTGAAAATGATACTATGTCACTAGTTGCAGTAGGAATAGATGGATGAATAGCGGTTCTTATAACTACGCTATATGATGTAGGAGACCCCGACCAGCCTGAAGTTGAAGCTGTAATTACGCTACCTGGTGTGCTGCCTCCTGTAAGAGAAACGGATCCACCTGTAGGAACTACTACTGCTGCCGTCCAAATAGCATAAAGAGTAAAGCTTTCTGTTGGAGTAAATACAGCCCCTGCTTGATAAGTATAGTATAAATCTCCAGAAATTGGATTTCTCCAATTACTAAATGTGTATCCATCCCTTGTTGGAGTTGGTGCTGTAACAGATTGTCCAGAATTAACTGTTGTTGATGTAGGTGATACAGTGCCACCATTTGCATTCCATGTAATTGTATATTGTACTACTGGCGGCTCAAGAACTATAGTATTTGAATTAGCTGATGCAGATCCCCCAGCATTACTTGCAGTAACTGCAACATAATATTCTCTTAGATATGATCCTGAATAGGCGTCTGAAGTATCTGCTTTTGTAACATCCCTTAAAAGAGTAATTGGCTGAGGGTCTGTTTGATACCATCTATATCTATAGGATGTTGGGCTGTTATTCCATGATCCTGATGTCACTGACATATTGTTGTTTGAAGAAATTGATAGCACTGGTGCAGATATATTAGAAGGCGGAGAAATTGCAGCACTTGTTGTAAGGCTATAGTTTGCAGATGCTGTATTTCCAGTAGAAGATGTTACCGTTACCGTTCCAGTATAAGTAGTTCCTGCAGTAAGCCCCGTTTTTGAAACAGATGTTTCATTAGTTCCAGATCCACTAAATGTACCCGTTGATGACCAAGAGCTCTGATTTGTTGAGGTCCAATTAATCGTTCCTGCTGTCTGAGAAACTCCAGTATTTGAACCCATTGTAATTGTTGGAGTTACTGGGGATACAACATTTTGTATAGTTACAGTACTACTTGTAGAAACAGTCTGTAGCGATGGAGATACATTAGTATTTGTTGCAGTCACAACAAATCTAAATGATCCTGTTGATGTTGCTGAAGAAGATGGAAAATCTCCTATAATTGGTGTATATGTTTTTGTATTAGAGGAGCCAACAGAAGGATTGGTTATAGTTCCAGTTGCATTAGATCCATTTCCATCTAACCATTGAAAGCCGTTATAGTATTGAAATTTATATGTTAGTACTGTAGCATTTGTCCATCTATAATTAGTTCCAGTAAGAGTGGCTGGCATAGTTGAAGAGCTTGTTGTTAATGTTACTGTTTGTGCTATTGATGGTTCATTTGAAGGTGCAAGAAAACCAAAGATGCTTTTCCATACTCCGCCGCTTCTTATATAAGCTTTAGTTATAGTCTTCCATGCTCCGCCTGATCTAAGGTATGCTTTATTAACATTTTTCCATTGAGATCCAGATCTTAATTTAATTGACATATAAACCTAAGAATTCTGATCCCAGACTAAAAGCACTGCCCCATTTTCTGCAGATGTATAATATATATTTTTGCTTGCTTCTGCGAAGTTTCCTTCTGATATAGTAAACATATTTCTAAGTCCGCCAGAATTTGTAGTTTCTGTTCCAGCAACCTGAGCAGATTTTCTTACCTGAACTTGTCTAGAGTTTAATCCATCTTCATATCCTAAAAATATTCTACCATTGCTTCCAGCGTTATCTGTCTCTATAATTTTTCTTGTTGTTCCAGATTCTGTTAAAACTAAAACAGTACCAGATGCAGTTAAAGAAAAATCTCCTAGCTCAAGTGCGCCTGTTGTTCCCATGTCTATTAATGCGTTCCCAGTTGCTGTTATTCCAGAAGAACCTATTTCCCATTTTGTAGTTGAGGATCCAAATGATCCTCCTGTGGCATTTACTACTCCTTTAACAGATAATGCGGTGCCGTCCCAACGAACATAATTATCTGTGCTTCCGATATCTATTACTGGTGTTGTTCCGTTGTAGCCGAGATACCATCCAGTATTTGAGCTTTCCCAGCTTGGCTTATTTGAATAAATTGCACCTAATCCAGAAGCAAGCTGTACTGCTCTGTTTATTGCAGACCCATCAGAATTAAATGTATTCTTAGTTCTATCATTTGCTGTTCCAGCTAGGGTAAGCGCCTCTCCCGCCGTTGATGCAGCTCCTGTTGCTGTTGATTGTGCTCCTGATGCTGTTGATGATATAGAATCTATGTCTCCTGGAGTGTATCCTCCAAATGCTACGTTACCAGCTAGGTCTGCTCTAAATACTGGAGAGTTTGCACTGTTGTAAACAGTAAGGCCAGAAAGAACTGCATATCCACCAGCTTCTGTAGAATTTACATTTGCGGATGAAAGCTCTATTCTAGAAGATCCTGCAGTTCCAGTTCTTAGCCATGACTGAAATTGTCCATTACCAGCCACTAAGTTTTCTATTGATATAAGTCCGTTTGTTAAGTCTATAAGATTGGCTTTTGTTGGGGCAATGGCAGTTGAATTTATTCTGGTGTAAGTTGTTGTACCGCTAACCTGATAGGGAATACCATTAGCATTTACTGCTAAATAATAAAGATATATTGAGGAGTCATATGCTTGTTGAGATGTTAAAGATAATACTTGTTTTAGTACGTCAAGCCCTATCGTTATTTTATTAGATGTTTGATCTACCGTCATTGATCCAACAAGCTTAGTGGATAAATTTGTAGTGGTATTAGAGCCTAGATCTGTTGTGCTTGCATATATATTTATTGCTTTAAATCCAGAAAATGTTTGGCTAGCATATGCCCCTGTCCACGCAACAGTTAATGCAAACGGTGCGGCTGAAGCAGAAAGTCCTGTAGGTAATGTAGGTGCTTCTATTGGTGTTCCATCTTCTACAGTTAATGTGACTGGTGATGTAGAGTTAGATAAGGTTCCTCTTGTGGTTACAGATCTTAGAGTAACATTGTATGTTCCAGCGGGAACCGCAATAGATACTGTTCCCTTTACTTTAAAAAATGCAACTGGATCTGATCCATCTCCAAAGGTGTCGTCTGCATCCTCTAGATATATATTAACACGGTCTACTCCAACCATGTCTACGTTATTAGAATCTTTACCATTCCAATAAATTATTATTTTGCCTGGTGCTGTTTTAAAGTCACCGCTAAATATATAAGGAACTGGAACTCCAGATTCTCCTGGAAGAACTAACTTTTTAACAGATGACCATTCACTAAAAGTTTTATCTTTATACTGCCATCTAAATTGTATTGGATAAGTTTCTGCTGGCTCAAGATCTGTGACGGTAACCAGAAAGTAATTTCCGTCTTCCTTGATTTCTGAAGTATCTTTAAGTAGATCTTGATATGCCATTTTAGAAGCTCAAATCCAGCTTATATTCTATATCTACCTGTCTACCGTTTAATTTTGTTAACGGAGTTGAAAGTATAGATCTGCTTATCAAACCGTATATTGGGTCAAATGTATCTTCGTCATTTATTCTTATTCCATCAAAAAAGACTTGTGATATCCCACTGGACGGCGTTATTAGGATTCCTATCTTAGTAATGTTATTTTTTTGTGGACTACCAACCGCATTTGAAAATAATGTATTCATTGATACTTCTGCAATTTTATCTCCAGTTGTAGAGCTAGAAATTTGTGCATAGTAATAGTCTGTATCAGTAGTATAAAACTTAATTCTAAAAGATGAAAGATTTGAATCATATTGTCTATATGCAACTGTAAGCGTATCAGCAGAGCTATATCCTGAAAAGTCTAATAGTGCATTTGTCTTGTATTCATTAGCAGCGCTATTATTGGAAGACATTCCTACTAAGAAGTCTCCAATTCTTGCATTAGAGGTAACCTCTTGCGCTGGTGAGCCAAGGGTGTCTACCCAGTCTGCTGGATTAGAAAAGTCAGATATAAATCTACTATCATAATTATTGGTTCCAGTTTTTGTTGAGGGATAAAGACCAATCTCTTTAATAATTCCAGATATATCTTGTGGTATAGTGGTTTTAAATATAGCAGAGTATGTAAATATTGGCTGACTATTTGAGTCCAATCCGTCTTGCTGTATATCAGTGCTTGAAAGAGTTACTTCAGTTCTATAAAACTCAAATCCTA